GTAGGAACGGATACTATGTCAAACAATGTAATGGGTAACCCCACGCTTCAGAAGGTTGAGGCTGGTGTAGAGCCTGGTGGAAAGCAGATTGAGGTAGGTAAGCAGATCGTTCAGGTAAAGACCCCGATTATTGCACGAGTTATCGAGGCTATGCTCCCTGCTATTCAGGATCACCTTGATATTAAATCCCGTACCCCGGCTAACTTTGGTAAACGAATTGCCAAGTCTCTCGATGAAGTTCTCTTCGTCCAGATCGTGAAGGCTGTAATGTACGACGATGGCTCAGGCGATGGTTCTGGCGGTATCCTGGCTAAGGGTACTATAGAAACCCTTAGTGCAGGTGGCGATGAGCTTCTGTCAGATGAACTGACCGCTGCTGTGTATAATGTAGCCCAGGGTCTTGCCGAGGGTGAGATCGAGATGTACGACGGCAAATTGTATATGGCCCCTGCTCAGTATTTCACCTTACTGAAAAACCAGGATCTTCTTAACGCAGATTTCAATAAAGAGAACGGTTCTTACGCTCATGCGTCTATTCATACTGTATCTGGTATGCCTATCGTTATGACCAACCGTATCTCCCAGGCTGTAGATACCGTGGCGGCACCTGCCTTCACTGATTCTACTGCGGCTCTGTACGGTGCTGCTTATGAAACCTCTGCTGCTGAAGCAAAGGCTGTAGCCCTGTTCGCTACCCCTGATTCAATCATGGTTGCTCAGAGCATCCCTTTGACCTCTGACGTATATTGGGATAAGAAAACCCTGAGTTGGTTTATTGATTCTTACCTGGCTATCGGTGCAGCACCTGATAGAACTGACGTTAACGGCGCTATCTTTAAGGCTTAATCCTTAAGTAAGCATTTTCCTGCCCTCGGTGTAAAAGCCGGGGGCTTTTTTATCGTGATGGGGGATATATGGATCAATCAGAATTAACAATAGTTAACTCGTTATTGCAGGTCATCGGGGAAAGCCCTATTAACGAAATAGACAGGAGTAATCCCGATGTACTTGCTGCCTTACATGTGTGGGAACAGTTCTCGAATAGTGAACAAGGACATGGCTTCTGGTACAATACAGAGACATGGGACCTTCCGGTTAACTCAGACGGTATTGTGTATCTTCCGTCTAACGCTGTCGCTGTTGATACAGAGAGTACAAATTATATTAAACGCGGCAGGAAACTTTATGACTTAGAAAATCACAGCTTCGATTTCTCCGACGAGGATGAAGTCACTGTAGATATAATAACAGAATGGGAGTACGACGAACTCCCGCCTATTATGTTTAATTACATTCTGGCTAAATGCCGGTGGTACATGGTAGCTACGTACGCCCTGGATACGAATCTATTACAGGTTCTAGATCAGGAGGTTCAGATAGCGTTCCATAAACTACAGGTACAGAACCTTAAGGCAAAGAGGCCTTCAGCTACTGGTTCAGGTGCCGCACAGACGTTACTCCAGAATCAGCCGCAGTCGAGGTAACTATGACTAAATACAACGGAAGTATAAAAAACTTACTACAGGGTGTGTCACAGCAACCGGAGCGTGAACGCAGGCCTGAGCAGTTAGGTGAATTAATTAACTGTTCTAGTTCTATAACACGCGGCCTTGGTAAACGCCCTGGGACTTATCTCGTTGATGTCTTAGGGGAAACTAAAACCTTTGGCGACCTTGGCGCTATGGAGTTCTATCATTACAACAGAGGTGACACAGACGAGGCTTACTTATTTGTGTTAGATGGGTCAACTATACGTGCGTTCGATTTATTCACTGGAGACTCTAAGACTGTTACTGCTACAGACGGGCTAGGCTATGTAAGCACAGTTGATCCTAAAGGTAAGTTTAAGTTCCAGACTGTTGCTGACACGACTTTTGTAGTTAACACAGAAAAGGTCCCAGCGATGTCTAACGCGACTGACGACGGTACTACCTGGGAGATTATGCTGCATTGTAAGCAGGCTCAGTTCGGTAAGACTTATGAGTTCATTGTAGACGGTGTTCTTGAGGCTACGTATGATACTCCTACCACAGTTACGTTGGCTACAGTGCCAAGTTTCCAGGTAACAGATAAACGAATAACCATAGATACAACTGAGGTAATTCAGGGGTTACTCGACGGTGGTTTAACGGCATGGGCTGCTGCGCAAGATGTGACTATTACACGGCAGGGTGACGTCCTTCATCTAATAGCAGATGATTCAGCCTCTTACGAAATACAGGTTAACGACGGCAATCATGGGAACGATCTTATAGTAGTAGGACGTACAGTATCTAAGTACGATGACCTCCCGGCTATTGCCTTTGACGGCTACAAGGTTAAAGTAACTGGACTTGATGAATCTAGACATAACGACTATTACGTTGAATTCAACACAGACGACGGAGCAGATATAGGACGTGGAGTATGGGAAGAATCAGCAGGGTTCGATGTATACCAGACCCTTGATCCTGATAATATGCCGCATAAACTTGTGCGAACAGCCGGTGGTAACTTTACGTTCTCTGAGATAGATTGGGTTGATAGATCGGCAGGAGACGATGATTCTAATCCACCTCCTAGTTTTGTTGGATCAACTATAGCAGATATCGCTGTATACCAGGGGCGTATGGTGTTAACTTCAGAGGAGAACCAGGTAGCTTCTGTTGCCTTCGACTTCTTTAACTTCTTTGCTCCCTCTGTTATACAGACCGCAGACGATGACCCGATTGATACAGCCTCTTCTGATACTCAGGTAACAGACCTGCACCACACGATGGTATTTAATTCAGCCTTGGTGTCCTTCTCTAATTCAGCACAATTCTTTCATACAGGAGAAACACCTTTTACTTCAAAGACGTTCAGCTTAGCATCTAAGTCTAAATACCCGTGTTCACCCGATACTGCCCCTGTGTTCGCTGCGAACTCTGTGTTCATGCCGTTTTCCTTTGGTAATTTCTCTGGTATACGCGAGCTACAGTTCGAAGGTCTTACTGGTAATCTAATGGCAGAGACTATAACAGACCATGTAAGGAAGTACATAGCAGGAGATATACTCCAGCTTGAAGCGTCCCCAGGGTACAGCAAGTTATTCGTTAGGGCGAGTGAAAATACGGATTATGTCTACGTGTACGAATGGTACGACAGAGGCGGCGCAAGGCTTCAGTCAGCCTGGGGGTATTGGGACTTCGGTATGCCTGTGTATCATATGGGCTTCGTCCGTAACAGCATGTATACAGTTATGGAGAAAGACGGGGCTGTACTCTTGTTGTACATTGATATGTCAGACCAGGATACAGAAGATATCCCGTTCCCTCTGAGACTTGATATGCTTGAGTACGTAGACGGAGTTAGCGAGGATACTTACTGGACTGTCCCGGCTACTGTATTCGATATAGATCCTGATGAAGAGATCAGGGTTATAGCTGGCGATGGAACCCTCGTAGAGGGGCGTCTTGTTGAGCATTATATAGAAGATGGTGACATAAGGGTTGATGATAGTTTAGTTCGTGCAAGGTACGAGAGCGAGTTCGTTGTACCTATATATAATGAGTCTGGTTACGTAGAGGACTTAGAGGCTGCCTTCTGGGTTGGTGTACCGTATAACGCCGAGGGTGAATTAACTAACCCGTATATAAGAAGCCCTGAAGGGGAACCGATAACAACAGAAAAATTACGTCTGAACTTCGTTGAGTTCAATTTGTCTGAGACAGGTTACATTAACCTGAATTTAACTAAGGGTTCTACGACGTTCACTAAGACGTATAATTCAAGGATTATTGATCGTATTGGTGAATACGCAAGTGTAGCCCCAGATATACGTGACGTTGTATTACGATTAGGTGTAAGGTCGGATAGAGACAGAGCTTTAATTAGCTTTAACTCAGAGGATCATACCCCGTTCTATGTACTAGACGTTAATTGGACAGGTAGTTACTCCACGTCCGGGCGGCGTAATTAAGGAGATAATATGTGGGGAATAGCGTACTCCGTGGCTTCCAGTCTACTGTCTGGCCAGGCCCGGAAAAATCAGATCAAAGCAGAGAATAAAGCCAAGCAGGCTCAGTGGGAGATTAATAAAGGATTAACTCAGGAGTCTTTGAGTACCCTTGATTATAGAACCCAAATTGCGGAAGCCGAGGTTATCCGTGACAGGATAGCCCGGAATATAGCTATAAAGCAATCTGCAAGGAAGGCCCAGGGTCAGGCTGTTGTATCTGCTGCACAGATAGGGGCGGCAGGACGTCGTGTAGAGTTAGGATTAGAGAGAGACGTAGCCAAGGTAGAGGCTGACG